TACCACTACCCAATAGGTGAAGACTATTTAATTTTTATGAAAAAATATGATAACAAGAATAGAAGGAAAATTGATTAAAAGAAAAGATAAACCCTTAGCACGAGTATTGTCATTAGGAGCTGGTGTACAATCAAGTACGATGGCGCTGATGGCACATGAAGGGTTATTTGAAGAAAAACCAGATTTTATGGTGTTCGCTGATACAGGTTGGGAACCTGCTCCTGTGTTAGAACATCTAGAGTGGCTTAAAAAAACAATATCCATACCAATACATATTTGTAAAAAAGGAGATTTAGATAAAGATATATTGAAAGCTTTATCTCCAGGAGGTAATCAATTTGCTTCTGCTCCATTCTATACATTAAATGAAAAAGGTAAAAAAGGTATGGGTCGTAGACAATGCACACGAGAATACAAGATTACTCCAATTGCAAAAAAGATAAGAGAAGTTTTAGGTTATAAACCAAGGCAGAGAATGAAAAAAGATGATTGGGTAGAGGTATGGGTTGGCATTTCTACTGATGAAATAATGAGAATGAAACCTTCGAGATTTTGGTGGCAGAAAAACACTTGGCCTTTGATCGAAAAGAATATGTCACGAAAGGATTGCCTTAAATGGTATGAGGGTAAAGGTTATAGAACACCAGCTAAATCAGCTTGCATTGGTTGCCCATTTCATGATGATGCTTTTTGGTTAGATATGAAAAATAATAGACCAAAAGAGTTTGAAAAAGCTGTAGAATTTGATAAACATATGAGAATGTATAATACACCAGTCAAAAACTTTGTTCATAGGCAGTGTAAACCTTTAGATGAGGTAAAATTTAAAGAAGATAGTCAACAAGATTTGTTTAACAATGAATGCGAAGGAATGTGCGGTGTTTAGAAATTTAATAATACAAGCTTTAGAAGATAGATACAATGCACAAATTTCTGAGGCAGAAGCAACATTAAAAATTTACATGGAAAAACCTGTGGGTATAGGAGAACATCCACAACATGTAGATGAATGCGATAAACTTATTGAAAAAATATCTAATGCTGAAGAAAAATTAGAAACTCTGCAGGCATTTAAATTATGAGTGACAAAGAAATGTTCGATAATGCTTTTCCACAAGATAAGCAGGTTGGTGGATCACATTATAAAAACTTTCATATACAGCCATACGAATTTATATCAAAAAATAATCTTTCTTTTTTTCAAGGTAACGTAGTAAAGTATGTATGTAGATACTTACACAAAAATGGAGTTGAGGATCTAGATAAAATAATTCACTATTGTGAATTGGAAAAATTAAAGTTAAAAGATTTGAATGGCGAATCTAAAAAGAAAAAACATAACCGTAGCTAGACATAAATTTACTTTAGAAATTTATCCTGCAAGAGAAGGGTGTCATGGAAGAGAAGGACCTTACTTTGAAATATTTCCACACAACTATAATGCATGCCTTTATGCATTTAGTAATAAACAAAAAATTAACAATTTAATAAAAAAGAAGTACATGGAATGAGTTTACAATTTACATTTAATTTTAAAAAACATATTTGGTCATGTCCGTCAGAGTATAAAGATTTATCTGCTTACAATGAAATTGCAATTGATTTAGAAACGAGAGATGAAGGTATAAATAATAAACTTGGAGCTGGTTGGGCTACAGGAAATGGATACGTTATAGGTTTTGCAGTTGCCGTAGAAGGATGGCAAGGTTACTTTCCTTTCAAACATTTAGGTGGAGGTAACATGATTGAACCCCAAGTTATTCAATATATGAAAGATGTATGTGCATTACCATCAACTAAAATTTTTCATAATGCTCAATATGATGTTGGTTGGTTAAGAAAAATGGGAATAAAAATAAATGGTCCTATTGTTGATACTATGATAGCTGCGGGTATTATAGATGAAACAAGATGGTCATACAGTCTTAACAACTTATCAAAAGACTATTTGGGAGAACTTAAAAGTGAACAAGATTTAAACGAAGCAGCGAAGGATCATGGCATAGATCCCAAGGCTGAGATGTGGAAGTTACCTGCAGAGCATGTTGGTTTTTATGCGGAACAAGATGCACGACTCACGTACCTGCTTTGGCAAAGATTTAAAGTAGAAATACAGCAACAAAGCTTAGAAACCGTATGGTCTATGGAAAGCCAATTATTGCCTATTTTAATAGAAATGAGGGAAAAGGGTATCCTAGTGGACGTTGAGAAGGCGAATGCCCTTAAAAAGGCCTTTATGGACGAGGAAAAGGGTGTTTTGAAGACTATTAAGGATATAGCAGGTCAGGATTTAGACGTTTGGAAGGCCAGGGCTATAGGTCATGCTTTTGAAAGAATGAAGATAGAGTTTCCTAGAACTCCTACAGGTGAGCCTAGCTTTACTACGAATTGGTTATCAAACTCAAAACATAAAATTTGTAAGTTAATCATGCAGGCAAGAGAAATAAATAAATTTCATGGCACCTTCTTGCAAAGTATACTTAAGTACGAGTATAACGGACGTATTCATGCAGAAATTAATCAATTACGTAGCGATAGTGGTGGGACCGTGTCTGGCCGTTTGTCTATGGCTAATCCTAATTTACAACAGCTTCCCGCTCGTAATAAAGAGTATGCAAAAAGAATCAGAGGATTATTTTTACCAGAAGAAGGCTGTCAGTGGGGTTCCTTTGATTATTCACAACAAGAACCAAGAATGGTTGTTCATTACGCAGCGAGCATTGGTGAAGGATATGAAGGATCTACCGAATTAGTAGAGGCATATTCGAATTCAGAAACAGATTTCCATCAAACAGTAGCAGATCTAGCAGGCATAGAAAGAACACAAGCAAAAACAATAGGACTAGGTCTGATGTATGGAATGGGGAAAAATAAATTAGCAATATCCCTAGGGTTAACACGGGAAGAAGCAGAATCCCTAATAGCAAAATATAATCGAAAAGTGCCATTTGTTAAATTATTATCCGATAGATGTATGCAAAAAGCAAGTGAAGAAGGTGTGATTAGAACTAAAAAAGGTAGAAAATGTAGATTTAATATGTGGGAAACTAAAGATTTTGGTATTCACACACCTGAAACATTTGAAAATGCTGTATCAAAGTATGGTAGGCAGAACATAAAAAGAGCATTTACCTACAAAGCTTTAAATAGATTGATACAAGGAAGTGCAGCAGATCAAACAAAAGAAGCCATAATTGCTTGTTATAATGAAGGTTTTATGCCGAAATTACAAATACATGATGAATTATGCTTTGATGTTAAAGCAGAAGATGATAAGAATAAGATAAAAAATATTATGGAAACATGTATGGAATTTAAAGTGCCTAGTAAAGTTGATATTGCTTTAGGAGATGACTTTGGACAAGCTACATAAAAATGAAATAGCAGGTATTGGAACTGTTGCCTGGCCAACTTATATGATTTTTAAAGATAAGTTAGTCCTTAAAAAATTTGAAGATATAAAAAAGAAAATAGCTTTCAATGCTGATTTACTTAAAGCAGACATTGAAAAAAATGGTTTGCTATGTCCAATGGTTATTGATGAAAAAAACCAACTTACAGATGGAAGTGATAGATTTAGAATACTTGAAAAGAAAGATGTCAAAGGTAGCTTTTTTTACAAAGCTAAAAATAAAGATGAAGTAATGTTTTTTAAAAAATTAAATGATCTCACCTGGGATGAACATCCTGATATGTCCAAACTAATGGAAAAATTATGGCAAGGAAAGATGAGAAAGTACACGGAAAAAGTATTTTACATGTTTACAGAACATGTGAAAACTGCCAATCCAAACCCTTAAAAAGCGGGCATAAGACCCTTAACCAAATTAATGATTTAAGAAAATTAATTTAAACTAGTATTTAACCAGTTTTTTGTAAAAGAGCTTTTGCATCTGTAACGCTTTGCTCATTGATCTTTGTTCTAAGATCTTTAATTCTAATATCGATCCACTTCATGTCTGTTGTCACTCTACCCTGTGATAACGCTTGCTGTGCCCATTTCGACTCCAGCTCTAGTTTCTTCGATATTAACTCCTGTAGTGCCATATCCTAGCTCCTCATAAGTTATTACCCATTTATCAAACCCTCTTTGTAAAGAGTTGGGTGCGGCCGAGAACTTTTTTTCATTTAAATTCTCTATGAAACCATCCATCGCATTCTGATCATTTGTAGCATTTACGACACTATCTAATTCTAGTCCAGCTACATAACATCTGAAACGATATTGCTTCATGTGATTATCTTATCAACTAAAAAGCGAAAAATCAAGTGTTTTTCTTAGACTTGTCAACATAGCACTCGATATTTATATACGAAACAAAGAAACCTTTTTCTGTCATTTCTACCACTATTTCCTTGGTTTTTGACATACTTTGGTTTTTGCAATTTTGAAGATCATAAAATTTTATTGGGTTTTCATTGATATAAGTACACTGATCAAGGCCATCTAATGGATTTACCAGGCATAAAAGTCCAATTAAAAAATATTCTTGCATATATCTACTATGCCATAAAATTACCCTTGACAATATACTTACGATATCCTATTTAAGTGGGACTATGAAAATAAACATAAACAGTAAATCAGAGTTGTTCCAACGTCTTATTAAAAAACTTGATAGACAGTTAAGTGCTATAGATGGTCAAGATTATTGGGGGAAGGATATGATGTCGTCAAATGAAAAAATCAAACATGAACAAAATGTAAAAAACATTTTTGTTGATGATGACTTCGGTAATATCTACAGACCCTTCAATCAAGAGATAGTTACTTTACTTGTGAATGATGAGATCAAACATAAACAAAAGGAAAAGTAATGAATAAAAGAAATAAGTTACATCAAAAAAAATATGACAAATTTGTAAAACCAATTTACAAAGGCATACACGATCATTTTAATGCATACATTAAAACTTTTAAGAAGAACGAAGATAAGTTTGCAGCTGATTGGCATTGCATACATAATTTATTTGTTTTTGGTTTTGCTAGAATGAAGATCATGGCTCAACAATCAAAAGATGAGAAAGCATGTTTTGATGATGCCTTAAATGAAATTATGAAAAAAGGTGTTGAGATGGGGAATCATAAAGTCAATTTACCAAAATTTTATTAATTATGAAATTTGATAATTTAGAATTTTTTTTGTTAATATTTATTTTGTTAATTTCGTTTCCAAAAACTTTATTAGTTATTCTAGGTTTAATCCTGGGTCCTATTATATGGTAAAGAAAGATTGGAGAGATAGTATGCTTGCTGCTATAAACAGAATAAGCAAGCGAAAGGGTTATCCTTTTAGTGATGTAAATCCTTACTTCGAAAGGGTGCATAACGTAATGTATGATCCTAAAATAGAAACCAGGCAACAATGCAAAGAGGAGTGCAAGAAACATGGATATAAATAAATTTAAGTCAGTAGCAGTAAGAAAGCCTGATTACGATATATTAAAAGCTTTGTGTGATGCTAAATTTAGATCACCTGCGAGCATGATATCTAAAATGATACATGAATACGTAGACATTCGTGCAAAGAAAACAAAACAACCAGTTGATAAATATTTAAAAACTTTACTCAATGGCAAATCAAAAAGATAAAGTTATTGTTAGCAAACATACAATGGAACAGTTAACAACTCTTTTAAAAGCGATGAATGTTATGCAAGATCTTTTAAAAAAAGACATTGATAAAATAAATAAAAGATTGGACTTGTTAGAAGATTGTTTCAGAAAAGGAAAGGATCACTAATGAGTAAAAAAGATAATTCTGAAATTACACTTCCAGAGTATATAAGACATCATGTGCATAGTCATGAAAATGGTCATGATATAATAATTGTATCTGGTAAAATGCATAATGAAAGAATAATGAAAATAAAATGTAGGTGGCCTAAAGGTAAAAATCCAAGAACTAAACCATACCATAATAAGACATTCAGTTTGGATGCAATGAGAAAAGGAGGGGGTATATGAGAAAAAAAGGTTTGACATTTGGGATTAAAGAAATTAATCCTTTTGACAAGGTACAATCATACGAAATATGTATAACCTGTAAAGGAAATGGATATTTTGCAAACGCAGAAGAACTACAAGCTACAGATCCTTTAAAGTTATGTCAGCATTGCGATGGTAATGGGTATCTAGAACCAATCAACACGAGTCACGGCTCAATAATTGTTAGCATTTTAACAAAATTAAAGGAATTGATTCGTGGCAAAAAATACACAAGACATTAGCGATTTACATAAATCCATACATATACTTGCAAAAAAATTGACTATGAAAGAATACGCACTTGTAACAGGTGTGATGTTTAGATTGTATATGGGTCAAAAATTTGATTACAGAGAAACATTTGATCCAAATTTTATGCAGGATATACAAATGATATGGAAAAATTTTAAGCAAAAAAGGGTAGAAAAGAAGGCAAAGATAGTGCGGTTAAATGTTATAGAAGGTGGAAAATTAGATGGCAAATGAGTACACTATAGATATGAGTTTATTTAAGGACTTTCTTGATATACCTAAAATAGAGGGATGGACTGGACAAGATATAACAAATTTAATAGAAAATGTTGAAGATGATTATAATTTCCATTTCAAGAAAAAAAGAAGTGACCCAGAAAGGGTAGTTTACTATCGTGACTTACTCACTTACCTTATTAAAACTTATGGGCACTAGCTTCGCAGCTAAGTTACTTTCTACACAAGAGGTGCCATCAGAGGAGAAGCTGTGGCGTGGTGTTTTATGTAATGCCATTGAAGATTCAGCAACTAATCAAAATGATCGTAAATCTAGTGTATATAAATTTGATGCACATAACTGGATTTTTAATTCTAACGATGATTTCGAAAAGATTTGTTATTGGTCAGGTTTTACCCCTGAGCATGTAAAAGAACAGTATGTAAAAGCCATTAAAAGAGGTGATATAAAATTTACCCAAAAACAAGTAGCCTGGAGAAGATATTATGTTCAATATCACAAGTACCGTGATTGTAAGGAGCATGAATCTAAAAAATACCATCGTAAACATTTAGAACATTTACGAAGATGCGTGAGTGATGCAACGACAGCTTTGTTTACTAGTATCCTTATTTCTGTGATTGTTTAAGCCCTGGTTCGAGTCTCCCCTCCCCAGAGCTACCTTAAACATAAACGTAGGGATGATTAATTAATCGTGTACGGTATATAATTTTTTTGAACCTGTTGTCAAGAGTAATTGACCACGGCTCACGGGCCAGCATGGAAGGGGTTTCCCCCTGGATCCAATCCATGTTGACCTCCTGTTTATGTTAGAAAAGAGCTAATATGAAAAACACTATAGAGATATACGTGATTCACATGAAAATCAACCAAAAAGTACTTTAGAAACGTTCTAATGTAGTGTGTTTCCCTATACCTCTTACTTAGAAAAAAAAATAAATAATTTTTTTTCATTTCAACACTTTTTACTAGGAAACTAGGAAAAACAAGTAATATCAATACTAATAGAACAAAAAGAACTAGGAAACTACTAGGAATTTTCCTAGAATTCTAGGAAAAATTACATTTCTTACGAACAAAAAATAGAATTTTATTGACCTGTATTTATTTTTCTAGGATAGAGGTATAGTATATGGACATGCCACAAAAATCAAAAGCCTTAAGGACAATTACTGAATTAACACCAAAACAAAAAAGATTTGTAGATATTTACGTAGAGAATTATGGCAAGATTTCAAAGGTAGATGCAGCTAAAGAAGCTGGTTACACTTCCAAAAACAAATATGGCCCTACTGAGACAGCAAGTAGATTAACCAATCCTGATGTTAATCCACATGTTTGTAGATACTTAGAAAAACGAATGGCTCAAGAATTAGCAATTTACGAAAAAGATAAATTAAAATCTTATAAAACTTATGATAGGTTACGAAACGGTGCAGAGAACAAAGGTCAGTTTACTGCAGCAATTAATGCTGAGGTAGCAAAAGGCAAAATGGCAGGTTTCTTTGTTGATCGAAAAGAAGTAACACATTTAGGATTAGAAGGATTATCAAGAGAGCAATTGGAGAAACGTTTAGATGAGCTTGAGTCGAAAATCGGTGAAGCCAAAAACATCATTGACATTACGCCAGAAACGTCTGTTAAAGACTAAAGACTGGAAAATGTTTATGAAGGTATTTAACGAAGTGCATAACAGCACATTAACAACTAGTATAGGAAACGTATATGTCATCACGAAAAATCATAAAGATAAATAAAAAACTTGAAAAAACTCAAATTGATAAGTACCCTTTGGTAGAAGTGCAGTGGTTAGATATTGTTGGAGAGGCAGGTTGGCAAACAATTGATGCTGTGCATAAAAGTCAGTTAGGAAGATGTGTTACTAAGGGACATTTGTTGTCTCGTTCAAAAGGTATTACAAGAATCTTTGCTGATTTTGGTTTAAAGGACGGAGCTGAAGGAGATGCAGGTCACATGGAGAGTGTAGGAAATACAACTATTATTCCTAATAGTGTAATAACATCAATAAGGAAATTATAATGGAACTGATTATTTATAGCGATGGTTTATATTCGTTGGTAGAAGTTACCAAAGAAATGTTAGAAAATGTAAAAATTTATGCCGAATTAGATTGTTTTAGTTTATGTGATATCGTAAGATTACACCTTACAGACTATTTAGATTCACCCATGAATCGTCATGTTATGAAAGATGGAAGTGGTGATTTTTACGGTTGCATTTGCAATTCTTGATCGGATTTATTTGTGTCTCAAACTGGTGAAACTAAGCTGTGGAATCGTATCAAGAAGATTAAAGAAAACGCACATTTTACAAGGGTAGAAAGCAGTACAACTAATGGAATTCCAGATGTTCATTGTGTGCTAAACAATACTATTTTTTGGCTTGAACTTAAAGCAAATGATCTCAAGAATCGAGGCCTGTCAAAGTGGCAAATCAATTGGCATATAAAATATCAAAGGGCAGGTGGTAAAGTATTTATTCTGAACTCCCCCCTCAAGCAAAGAGCCATAGAAATTCTGGCCGTGAACCGTGAATCTCGTTGCGTTGACCTCGTTGCTACGTCCTCGGACATAAGCACAACAGGGATCAGGAACCTACTGGCCAGCACGGCTGGTGCTGCATCCCGAAGTCCACGTTAGCTCGTTCTCGTTTCCTCGTTTTATGCCTCTCAAGAAGCGTGAACTCTGGCCAGGATCTGGGTGCTGGGGAAGCGAAGGTCTCCCGATCCTACGTTCTCGTTGATGAACTCTCGTTTGACATTACTCAGGTAGATAGGATACTGGCTGATGCAGCGTGGATCTGGGAAGCAGGTGATGGTATCGCAGTCCTCGTTTCCTCGTCCTCGTTCATCGCCTTTCGATGACCAAGAGGATAGGACGCTGAGCCCAGCACCAGCGTCAGGTAACTCCTGTGGGAAAAGTTCTGAAAAAAAGTTCTTGACAGCAGGAGATAGAAGTCTTATATACATGGGACACATAAACATAGGAGAAAGAAATGTCGAAAAGTATACTAGTAGAGCTAACCTTTTGCGTTAGCATCATTGTTATCCTGAAGCTCGTGGGGGTAATACTATGACCAAAGATTTAGAAGAAGGAAATGTTGTCTTCTCGTGCCCTGAACACGGCAAAGAAACATACTTCAAGATAAAGGCACTGGAAAGGAGGCCTTCGATGCAGGACTACGTGTACGTATGGTTCAAGCACCGTGGTCATGCCGAGAAGATGTGGGTACGCATCACCAAGGGCAGCAGACTCAAAGGTGAAGGTTTGTTAGACAACGTACCTAAGATACTTACGAAGCTTCAATTGCGCCAACAAGTTAAGTTCAAGACGGACCTGGAGGGAATCACATGGGGCACATAACATGTTAGTTGGGATCATGATCATTGGATGGGCTGCCGTTTCGGCAGCCATTGCAGCTCGCGTTCCCTCGTTTATTGCGTTCGCGGTTCTAGCAGCTATAACATTATGGTAACGCACCTGGCCAGATGCTGGTGGAGGTTCGGGTGGAAGAGGCGTGGTCTCGTTGATAGTTCCTCGTTGGGTGACACTCAAGAGTGTAAAGACCAGCTCCCAGAGCCAGCCCCCCAGATCCAGCGAAGCTCACGGATCGTGGAAATTTTGTACTTGACTTTACTAAATAAAGTCTTACATTGATGGGATAAACATAAACAAAAGGAGAAATAACTATGGGCTTTGATTTATACAGTCTAGGACAACACAAAACAGAAAAGGGCGAATACTTTAGAAACAATGTTTGGTGGTGGAGGCGTCTCGCACAATTCGTATGCGAACACACGGGAGTTATTGAGCATGAAGATAAACCTGCGTGGCAACATAACGAGGGGCATGAAGTAAGTGGCGAAAAAGCAAAACAGATAGCAAATCAATTAAGGGCTTTGATTGATAATGGCATGGTAAAAAAAGCTATTAATGAAACAAAGGAAGATACAAAAAAAGCCGAGACCAACAACGCTCAAGTAAATAAATTACATGAAATGCTACGGAAGAAAGTTGAAGCTGAAACAGGTAAGAAAGGTCTAGCACCAAGAGACTACCCTGCTGACGATCATGATACATGGGATTGGATTCAATCTAAATATGATTATGGAAGTTCTTATCCATTCACTTTGGAAAACGTAAAAGAGTTTATTGAGTTCTGCGAAGATAGTAATGGATTTCGAATTTGTTGAAGTAGTAGTTTATCTATGTTGTGCTTATTATTTATACAATCGGCACGGTCAAACCGTGCCGTCTCGTTTCTCGTTTCTGCGTTCTCTAGTTATTTTAAAAAGAAAGATTAAAGTCCCAGCACGGAACTCTGCTGGAAAATTTAAAAGTTGGTTTGATAAAAAAAGGCTATGAGGTATAGGTCGCATTGAGGTCGAAATCTTAATGTGCGTGGCTCTATGGAGGAAATTTTTTTTTGAAATAGTAAAAAAAAGGGTTGTTTTTAAAAATCTTATCTATATAAGATTAGTTATAACTTAACATAAACAAAAGGAGTAAAAGTTATGACAAGCAAAAAAAACACTCTTAAAAAAATAAGAGTTAAAAAAGCAAGTCAAAAACAAAAACTTGCATTGTTAAACTATGGTATTTTGAAAAGTACAATTTCAGAATACACAAAACAAACAAGTCTTATGAAACCTGAGTATGTAGAATATTTCAAAGACTTAAAAACAAATCTTATTATCTTAAATGATATGGACAATGAGTTTGAGGGTTTTGCTCAACTTATCCAAAGAAAGATGAAAAGATTTGATACATCTAAATTCAAAGAAAAATATCCAAAACTATATGAGGAATTTTTGGTTGAATTAGAAACAACTGAAATCAAAGTTAAGTATGAAAAAGTCGGAGGTGCTAATGCCTAATAACGATTTAATTAACATACTTAATACATCACTTGTTGAGCAAAATGCTCAACAAGTCGATCAACCAACTGACAATCCTAAAACTGCATTGAACTATCAGTTTATGTATAAACAATTAGAAAGTGCTGTTGAGGAAATTTTAGTTAAGTATCCTAATGATGATATTGTAAAAGAATTAAAACAAAATCTTATTAGAAATTTAAGACCGATACTTGAGCAATTGAATAATGA